AGAGAAATGGAAGGTGTTTCAAATGGCAATTAAAGTTGGCGATCAAACATATGTGACAGCAAGAGAAGCTGCAAAAATCATTGGTGTTAACAGGGTTCGCATTGGATATTTTCTAATGAGAAACAAGTTAGAAGGTGTAATCGATTTGGATGATTCATCAATTATTGCTGAACACATTGATCAGCATGAAAACCCGCTTGAAAACAAAAACAACAAGACCTTTTTGATTCCATTAGAATCAGCAATTAAAAAACGATCTGAATTAAAGGGGAAAATAAATGGATAGATATTTGCTGTCTGAATTCTTTTCCCGCTGTACTGAACACATCGTTGAGCGGTCTAATCAATACGATGCTCCAGAGCTTAATTTAAAGCGGATTGCTGATGCGTGGACTAACTTCTTAAAGCGGGAAGTTACCGCTTATGAGGTAGCTGTAATGATGGCAATGTTGAAGCTTTGCAGACTTTCTCAGGGGTATCATCAAGATACCCTTGAAGATGCTGCTGCTTATATTGCTTTGGCTGAAATGCTTAAGAATACTGAAATAGGGGAGTCCAATGAATCTTAATGTAATTGAACCTAAGAAATTTGCATTTGCAGATGGGCATATATTTAAAACGATAAATGGCGAAGGTGCAATGCTTGGAGTCACTAACATATTTTTTAGGCTTGCTGGTTGTTCTGTTGGTTGTAAAGGTTGTGACACAAGATACAATCACGATAAAATCGAGCTTTCGATTGAAGAGATATTGCACAAAATAACAACAGAGGAAAACAAAAATGTTGAGTGGATTTGGATAACTGGAGGCGAGCCTACGGATCAAGACCTTTGGTTGTTAATCAAAGAAATTAAAAAGTATTTTCCAAACCAAAAGTTTGCAGTAGCTACATCTGGAATAAGAGCTATGTCTCAAGTTGCATTTGACTTCATTTCTGTATCACCTCATTCAAAACCTAGTGACTTACGCATTCACAGGGGCGATCAAATAAATTTGGTTCCATCTTTAGGTGGACTTACTTTAGATGACTGGGATAACTATAATTTTTCTGGATTTAAATTCAAATGGGTAACACCTGTTTATTCTAAATCCAAAATAATATCAGATTATTCTTTATCAGAATGTTTAAAATGGGTAGAAAAATACCCTGACTTTAGATTAGGTATCCAAGCACATAAAGTATGGGGTATTAAATGAAGTTGTTGATTGATACATCTCCTAAATCATTATCTGATTTAATTAAAGAGGATCTTGTTCTTGGCCAGTTAATAACACCATTAACTAGTTATAGTGATGCGGGTTTGCCATATGGAATAGACAATGGAGCTTTTACTAGGTTTAACAAAAAAGAATTTACAAGAATTTTAACCCGCCAAGAAAAAGCGATTGACAGATGTTTATTTGTTGCGATTCCTGACATAGTTGGTAATGCCCGAAGAACCTTAGAGATATGGAAAAACAGATACATTGTATGTCCTCCTATGTGGCCTATGGCATTGGTTGCCCAAGATGGTATTGAGGATTTGGATATACCCTGGGAAGAAATGAAAGCGATATTTATTGGTGGCACTACATCATGGAAAGATTCAAAGTGTGTAGTCGATATTGTTAAGACTGCTAAGACACTTGGCCTTCATGTACACATTGGGAGAGTTAATACACTTCCTAGGTACAAACACTTTGCTGATCTTGGTGCTGACACCTGTGATGGATCTGGAATTGCAAGGTTCTCACATATGTTAAAGGAATTAAAAGAGGGTCTTGAGGTTCAGCCAGCTCCAGAACTTTTTGACAATATACCTCAAGAAGATTTGGTCTAATTTACCTTAGTTCACGCAAATGCGTTTCCCTTAACTAAGACGGTTCCTTAGTCCATGATGCTGGACTTATTTGCCGTGATTCATTTTCGTTGCCCAACTTGGGAAAAGAGGGTCTTAAGGTTTTTGATTAAAACCTTTGTATCAGGAACATCAAATACTTCTGATCTAATCTTTTTACCATGACTGTGTACATAAGCTAACAAGAATGTTTCCCACGCTCGTTGACATGGGGTTGAATAGATTAGCTTTGCTGTTGGTGCAGACATCAGGTGTTCGCTGAACCTGGAGTCTAATCGAGATGTAAATCCAGCTTTAATCCTACCGTCTGAAAACTCTGGAACTAATAAGATTAAGTAGAAGAATCCATCGTCAGACATCTTGTCATTAACACTATCATCATCCTTATTTACTGCGGTTCTTCCACGCATTAGTTCACGAAACAAACTGTACTGGGTACTATCCATGACCGAGCAAAAATGCCCTTTGTCCGCTTTCATGCGGGTCAATGGTTTCATTTTCTTTTGCTTGATGAATGTTTCTATGTTTCTTCGGATGGTTGTATATGCTAGATCAAGGTCAGCAGCGATGTCCGTGAACGACCAAAAGTTTTTGTCATCCATTGTATATACCTTGAGCCAAAAAGAAAGAGGGTCTTAACAAGCCCTCTTAGGCTAACAGTATACATGATTAGATGGTGTTTTTGCTAGTGGAATCATCCCCATTGAGTTGCCATAGCATCTGCAATACCCTGATAAGTTGTTGATCGAATCTTCCAGCGATCCTTGGATGGGCCAAGGTTGTTCTGTCCTGATGGCGTTTGATTTGCGTACCTGTCCTTCTTTATGATGTCAGTTGGTTCAAGCTTGGGTACACCTTTAAGCCATAAACAAGTGGACTTTGATGCATCCTCTCCGAACATCCAAGGTTGAATTATTTGGTCAGGTTTCCTGATTGCAGTATTGATTCTGCCAATAGGATTCTCCAATACGATTTTGGGTATAGGTGCATTGAATAAGAGGGTCACGAACTCTAATGATTCTAAGGTGAGTTGGTCACGGCCTGGAATGCGTTTGTTCCAATGCAAACCAGATGCAGCAAGATAGGTGCAGGGCGGGTGAGCAATCATAAGATCCCAACCTGGATTGTTCTTAATAAATTCGATTACATCACCTTGGTAATGTTGCCCTGGTTTGTCTGTAGGAAGCAAATCGCATGACCAAGCATCATGGCCCTTGGCCTTAAATGCATCTCTAACGGTTCCGCTGTACTCGCAAGCTACTAATACTTTCATGATTTGTCCTTGTTGTATTGTTTGATTCGTTCACGATCCAACTCGAAATCAGAACGATGATCAGCCTTAAGCCTTTCATTAACCCTTGCAGCAGTCTTCAACGATAACTTGGTATTAGCTAAAGTTGTTCGCAAGGATCTTAGCTTTGCCTTAACTTCCTTTAGTTCATCTCTTAGCTTCTTAAGCTCCGCAGTACCTCTTGCCGATAAGTTTAAACTCTTTGTGTGGCATAGATTGCATAGGTCTTTGTAGCCATATATTTTGATGATATGCTTACCGCACTTTGCACATTCAATAGGTCTTTTCATATTGTTCCTTAATAAAGTTTTTCACCCTACAGATTTGGCCTATAGGGTGAAGAAAAAAGGGGTCTGATTAATTAAAACTCTTTATAACCCCAGCCCATTTCTGCGGAATAAAATTTGTGGTGAATACGCATCATATCAAATGGTATTGCATCGCAATTTCTTAAGAGCGACTTCCTTCCTTCATCGTCACACTTTTCGTCAGCTAAAATAGCTGCAATGTAACGAATAATATAAGCTTCAGAAGCTTTTATTTGAATCGTAATCATTCGATTAGGATCGTAATCAGGATGGCCCTTTTCAACAATTTTAGAAGCAGATTCTGTAGACATGGTTAATTCCCTTTCAAAAGAATTAAGACTTTTGGATGCTCCCAAAGCGGGAGGTTATCCATTCAAAACAGGGTCTAACTATAATTCAAAGTTATCGGAGTTCCATTTATATGGTATTATTTTCCACATATCAAGGTCAGCAGCAAGGTTAGAATCAGGGTGTTCTTTAGGACAGAATTGCCATGATGTAATGACTACACCATCAACGCTGATGTTATGATCTTCCATTAAAGACTGCATGATTTCGTCAGGTTTGCACCCCTCAAAATCATCGTTCTCTTGATCTTGTTTCTCGACTTGGATCAGAAGGTATCCTGAGATGTCTTCTACGCATAAATGCGAAGGGAGCGGGCCTCTCGCTAATGCGTTGGGATAATCGCCAGGATCTTCCCAAACTGATGTGATAACCTCCAGCGTGTTTTTAATAATCTTCATCTTGCTCCACTTTCATTGGTTGCAATGGCTTCAATAGTTATTCGTTACCAATCCAAAACAATCATACACATTCCATAAAATTTTATGATAGTTTTTCGGGCGGGTATTTTTGGCCTATAGGGTCAAAGAAAACAGGGTCTTACACACTTTCTTTCTTTGGCAAAAATCGGTTGATCTCTTCAAGCGTAACTTCCTTGCCATCAAGCGAACTGTTTTTGCTATTCCAAACTCTACAATTAAAGCTCATGTACCCAATAAGTTTCCTTTTGTAATGCAGTTTACATTCGTACCAATTCCCGCCCCCGAATCCGTACTTATCTTTTAACTTGTCAATCAATTTGATTAATGCATCATATGATTCTGCTTTGATATATCTCTTAAACAATATCAATGGTGGTTCAAAGTGATCAGGGTTCCCGCCTATAACTATTTTAGCCGTAAACATTTTGCTTTCCTTTCATAGAAAAAGAGGGTCTTAATAACTGTTATCTAAGCTAGTACAATCTTACTTTTAATTCTTTGGTGTATGGCTTATCTGTAATGAAATAACCAATAGGGCCAATGAAGGGATCGGGCTTGATTCCTGTTACAAAAAACAACCCCTTATCATCTTCCATAAAAGTCCAAACCCTATTAGTTTTTTCCATTGATGATACATATTTAATCTCTTCGCCATAGGTTTCAAACATACACCCATTAAGTGATGCATTATCATCAATATGATTCTCAACCATAGTAAACATCGATTCAAACTTATCTTCGCTAATAGTACGCATAATAAACCCTTTCAAAAAATGATATATTTTCGTTGCACAATTTTTTGACCTAGGGATTTCGCCCCCTAGGTTATTGAAAATAGGGGTTGCCCTATTTGATTTCTTTTCTTCCAGAATAATGATCTAAATCTTCTTCTTCTTCTTCGTCCTCAAAGCATGATTCCAATTCATCCCAATTCACATCATCTTGAATGAAATCCCGAAGGAAGTCAGGGCAATTGTTTTTTGCCTCTTCCAATGCCTCCCTAGCATTGTTAAGATCGTCAACCGATTCTGGATTAAACCAATTGTTTACCAACCATGTAGCACGATTCGACCAACCATTGTAAGTTTCTTCCATTGTAAAACCCTTTCAAAAAAAATTAATGTACGGAACCAGGAATTGGGCCAAAAAAAATTTTTGACCTAAACAATTCGACCTACCCACCATTGCAAACTAGGGTTGCCCCCTAGTTAGTTTGGTATTCAAGATAATGATCTTGCAGCAATGAAAACCCCCTAGCAAGTTCTTGTTTGGTTCTCTCTATTGCCCTAAGGATTACAAGCTTAACCCTGTTGGCGTTATCATCGT